CCGACTCCTAGTTCGCCAAGATCCATCGGTGAGCCACGTGCCATGAGTGCCAATCTCATGAGAGTGTCCGAAATGTCCATCCCTGGGCGGTGGATCAATCCGATCACAAGGTCATAGGCTTCGAAACAATCAGACGTGAAGCCATACATCCTCATGTAGGTCATAGTCACATCTCGAGGTCTATGTTTCTCCTCGAAGACGAGACGAATCGCCACATCTCTCTTAGGCCTGTGGGGACGTCCATTCTCCCACTCGTGTCCCAAGAACTCCACCCTGTCTCCTCGAGTTGCGACTTTACTCTTAGAGACACTCACTTCCATGCCAAGCTCGTCGGCAGCACGAGCAATGTCGTCTAGACTGACAATCGAGTTCGTTGCCACGACCGAGTCGTCACCAAGGACGAACACTCTGTCCTCCTTCAAGGCCACACCCGTTAAACGAATCCAGATGTAGTTCAAAATCAGGAGATTACAGATACTTCCAATCACCGAAGTGAAAGGTGACCCCGACGGGATACCCCGATGCTTTTGATAAACACTAGCATCTGGAAGCACGATCCTGGAATGGATGAAGTCATTCGTAAGCCGATAGAACAGGTCAGTCTCTTCTGTTGTCATGTCAAGGTGAGACTTCAAAATTTCGAAAGCATCACCAATGATAAAAGCAGGCACAGTTGCGTCGAAACCAGAGAAATCGAGGCAGTACACCCTCTTCGTCAGCGCTTGAAACTCTGAGAGGTACGCTCCCACTTCAGCTTTCTGATATCCGTACGCGAAACAGTGTCGTCGGACGAGGCCTTTGTACGCTGCTTTCGCAAACGACGCAGCCAATATTGTCGTTGCCAACGGACTGCCCCAAACCAGCCTACCCTTAGGACCATTGCTACCATGCTGGATACGGCGATATGCCACGTAAGGATCAAAACCGATCCTACGATCACGTAGCGCGTGAGATCTCTCGATCCCCCGATCCAAAACAGTCCCAGAACTACAGAAGAAAGGAGCACCAGCAGACTTGTCAAGGTGAAGCACCTCGCCCACCACCTGAGCTTCAGATAGAGGTACGTGCCTTCTTGATCTACCACCCGAAACACGTAGCGTTGCAGCTTTCGCGCATTCATATACTCGGGGGTCGAACCCTGGAGTTCCACTACCGCCATAATTTCTAGCTCGGCGATCGGAGAGTACAGCTCTCCCTCCATCAAGGAAAGTGAAATCAAACTCCGGACGTCGTCGTTCATCTGAGCTGGACGCACGGATTGTTCCAGAGCCGGTACTACTGCTTGCTCCTGGAGACTCCTTCTGACTGGAGGCTCCCCTGGACGACCCAACCTTTCGTAATGGTCGAGGTCCTCCGAACTTGTTTGCGAGGGAGGCTGGAACTGAACCCCCAAATCTTGCGAGTCCTCGTACCAACCACCTTGGGTCCCAGACACTCTTGTTGTCCCTCTCTACATCGAGGGAGTACTCCTCAGAAAACTCGGCAAATAGGCTCCAATCAACCATAGCCGAATCAACATAAGCCTCCCCACGCCTGAGGGCCTCTTTCGCTCGAGCAGAGCAGCGATACTGACTGATGTACTCGACATCACGTCGCTCGGACATAGAGTCCCTCCTCTCCTTTATAGGCCGTGTCGCATACATGATTCCCACCCGACCAACAAGTAGGATCACGACGGAGGAAACCTCCGGGCTGTAGCGCTAACAAATCCTTCCAGACAGATGGACTTTGTCCCCAGCCAAGGGCAAAGGCAAAC